TGGCGATGACATGGCAAAAATCTCGTAAGGGCGGTTACAATACATTATACAAATATTTTGAATAAATGTCAATGTGACATATCTCGTACAAAATATTTAGGTATTTGTTACTTTTGTGTTACAGTTACAACAAATTTCCTTTGATTCCTTTTAATTGTTCTTTGGTTATATTCTTGGCATATCTCGTAAGGTTTTTGGAATAATTATTCATCTTATCATCAATTAACCTTTTAACTACATTCATTAATTTCATTATATCTACGCCTTCCATATCTTGCCACTCGCTGACATAATCCATATTGGCGGTATCAACTATACCATCTTTCCGCCAAGGTGCTGAGCATACCTCGTTATCATCATCTAACCAAAATGCTCTACCAAAACTTTCTGAATGTATCATTAATCTGCCTCCAAAGAAAATGTAATTTGAAATTCGTCAGTAAAATCTTGATAGTCAGTAACCACAAGCGGGCACTTATTTAACCACTCTTGAAAGGCAACATATCTTGCCTCTAGTTCCTCTTCTCTATCTGACATAATGTAATCGGGTTTTTCTAAAAATGGGTCAATAATCATTAATTTGCCTCCTCGAATTGATAAGTTGCATATAGCCATTGATAGTTTTCATCTTCAACTTCGCCCTTACAAACATATTCCTGAGCAATGGCATCAGCATCTTGATACTGTTCATTGTCTCTTAGTTGTTTGAATCTCTCAACATAGTAAGCGCTGAGAATCTCTACATTTTTTTCTATACTAAAATTCATTATGCTACCTCCAAATCAGATAGGAAGCATTCAACTGTCATCATTTCATAGTCAATGATGTCTGTCATAATAACAGCATAGTTGTTTAATCTCTCAAGTAATACAACATGACCAGTAAGATCGTCATGTATTTTTGATTTGACGTTTGAACCAACTTTAATCATAATGAAATTTGTTTGTTATACTATAATGATAGTCAATACTGGCAATAAAACAACCAGCCAATGTGACACTAATTTAACTGTCACAAACTTCCTCCGTAATTCCAATTAGTTCATGCCCTTCAGTAAAATCTGATATATCATAATATTGATAGTTTCCATTTTGAAACTGTAGGCGAGCATCTTCTTCATTCTCAGCATAGATTTCAACATTAGCATAAGAAATGAATTTCTCTTCAAAGATAAATTTTTTCATAGTTTTACTTTAATTGAATGTCATAATCTATAGACTTGATACACCAACCCGCTGCTGCTGTAATTTCCTCTATCAAGTCATCTTCACTATCCGCCTCCCATACGCCAAGATTTTCTTCTACTACCTCTCTTCTAACATAATTAGAAGCAATGAAAAAAGTATCTAAATCAGAATTGCAAACTGTATTTGCTTCATCATCATCAAAATCAAATTCAATGTCAGTTACGTTATACTTCATAGTTACCACTCTGCCTTTGGTTGTTTTGCTCTTGCCTTTTCTAATTTTCTTTCATATTCTATTTTTGTTTCTTCTAATATTGTATGAACATCAAGTAAATCTTCCCACTCTTCCAACATATCAGAATCTTGATATTCAACTGAAGCATCAATAACAGTTCTTGCTATTTTATCAATTCGATCAAATAGTGTGTCAAATTGGTCATCAGTTAATGTAATTGTTTTCATGATTGCCACTCTTTAATTTCTAAGTTGTACTCGTCAAGTAAAATGTCTCTAACTCTTTCTCTATCGAGTGAGTCGCCATCGCCCCAAGTGCAATATGGAAGTAAAGGCTCACTACACATTGAAAGATACTTTTCTGTAGCGCCTAAGATGTCCACTTTAGTCAATGGTAAACCAGTATCCTTATATGTCATAGGATAAATTGGATCATTGAGCCCGTAGAATGAATCAACATAGTTAACAAAGTCTGTTAACATATCATTGAGTTCGGTTGATGCTTTACCTAAGTTCATAGAAAACCTCGTTTGATATACTTTATTATAATCGGTGGATAGAAGTAATCCACCGATAGTGTGCCACTTTTTAAAGTGGTTTAGTAATTCTGACTAAAGATATGACCCTCGCCACACTCTACATAATCATAACTTAGATTATCCCAACTCTTTTCCCAATCTATCTCTATCCAACCTGACATATCTCTGCCAATATCACCGCAATCGGTTGCTATTTGCTCAGCGAACTCAGCGCCACTTCTATAACAACCTTGATAGGCGTCACGGCAACTTGATACGTCAGCAATATCAAAATTCTCTAGGAATGCTTCAACAACATCAACACCCATATCATCTACCATAGCAGCATAATCTTCAAAGTCTGTTTTGAATTTCTGCTCTCCAAATCTTTCAATAAAATCAACTAGTTGATCTTCATCCCAACCGAATGTATTTTCTAAGAACTCTTCAATTTGAGTTTGTGTCTCTTCGCTGTATGATGTGTAGAGTGGCATAATAAAAAAGAAATTCGTTTGTATATTCTTATTATAATGGACACACTATGCTTGGCATCCAGCTAGTAGACACTAATTAAACTGTCACATCAGCAATTTTTTTCTCCGCCTCCCATACTATTGTATCATCATGTTTACTTTTTCTTCTTTTAACCAATTTTAATTCATGCCAATTTGATTCATAACAGCATAGGCATACATGAATACGTTTATGAAAAAATGTACTTAAATCACATTCGGGGCGAGGTTTAGTATCAATCTCGATAGAGACATATCTCGTAGGTTTTGGCCAACCTCTTTTATGTTCACACTCACTTGCAACAAAATATACCCAACCTTGATGAACTTGACCCATTTCTGTAGTCCATACTACATAGTCGTTGACTCGTGGATTGTAAGCAATGCTCATGAGTTAGTTTTAATCTTTTAGTTTCGATCTCGTACTATCATCACCTTCAACATCTTTCATGAAGAACCACTCGATAGGCTCATCAACAGACTTAACAGCAAATTCCTCGTAGATAGCGTGAGCTTCATCATACATTTTCATATCTACAAGTTCAGTTAATCTTTGACAGTAATAGTTTTCAATTAGAGTGATGCACTCTTCTTTAATTTTGTCCATGATTATGTATAATAGGGTGCGAGAAACAAAAACTAGGACTTACGTTACTTCAACTATGCAAATGCCTGTTTTGTTTCCCATTATCATTATAGAGCATCGAGATCACAATGGCGACCCCTATGTGTAGGTTTATCAACTGTCACAGGTGTGTATTCATAACCATACATTTTGACATATGATTCAAATTGGTCATCAGGAACTTTGCCTTCCCAATATTCCTTCTCAGTATAAACTTTTTTAGTATGAATTAATTTTTCAGTTTCTAACTCGTCACTCTCATCAGCATTTGTGTGATGTGTAACTTCTTTTAATGTCTTAAGATATTCTAAGACGTGTTCTCTTATCTCCATAAGTTGTTTATAACAACCTTGATTATGAGCGCAGCCTCGTAAATCGTGGTCAGGTTTTAACACTGACTCAGTAAAGAGATCCAATGCTCTCTTATACTTTTGAGCTGATGTTTCTTTAACATCTATTGAGTTTTGATCTTTCATTTGACTAATTGTTTACTATTGAAATGGCTGGTTCGCCTTTGTTGAATACAGTGTCAACAACCGCCTCAACTTTGCGGGCAGTGGTAATTCCAACTTTGCTATAGACAGGTATGCAAACTAATCCAAACGTCTTTGTGGCGTCGCCTAGACGTATCACACGTCCAATAGTTTGACTTATACCTATGTAGTCCATACTTCTTAGAAATAGAACTGCCTCCAATCCATTGACATTGATACCTTCAGATAGAATACTATGATGTAGAACTACAAACTTTTTAGTTGTATCTCTGCCCCAAGTATTAAGAGTATTAAAGAACTCTTCACGATCTACCTTTTCACCATCAATAATGGCGCCAGTTTTAGATGTGATGGTCATCCAAGAATAACCACGATCTGCTAACTCTTGAATGAAATCTGTTTGAGATAGTAGAGCAATGATTTGTTTAGTTGACTTAGCACATATCAATACCTTTTTCTTAGATAGATTATCAATCGAGTCAATCATCTGCTCACAATCACGATCAGCAACTAACTCATCTTTATGTAGTATTCTTGACTGATAAACTTCAACTTTTGGTGGTAATATGTAACCTTCTTTAACTAACTCAGGAGCAGGCACTTGACATATCACTTGACCATACTCTGGCCAGTTCATACCCGCCTTGACAGGTGAACGACTGTGCTTTGGTGTAGCAGTAAAGAAGTAACATCTTTTAGCAAGATGAGAGAAATGTTCAGTAGCAGGGAAAAAGTTTTTCTGTACTGAATTATGTGCCTCATCAAAATAGATAGTATCAACTTCAATATCAAGTGACTCTTGTATCTTATGTAATGAATGATATGTAGTAAAGATTAGTATATGATCTGTGCTGTTGTGATACCAATACTCAAGTTGATCTGTCTTAGTTGTACTCTTATGATGTGTCTCTCCACTATGAACATGAATAACCTCGACACCTTGATTATAATAACCATCAAGATTCTGCTCTAGAAACTCAGATGATAATTGGTTAGCGAGTAGGATACGAGGAGCAACAACTACAACTGTCTTAGGTAGAGTATCCTGTCTGAATAACTTTTTGACATCTTCAATCATACACATAGTCTTACCACCACCAGTAGGAACAATGACTTGTCCTTTGGTATTGTTCGACATGGCGTTTACAGCGTCAAGTTGATGTGGTCTTAAGGTAAGAGTCATTCAAGTAATAATCGTATATACACTATTATACAAAAATGGGGCAGTATAGCAACCACCCCATGTGACAGTTTTTTAATTGACTAGATATTGTTTTTCATATTCTAATAATTCTTCAGGCACGTCTAATATATTCGATTCAATTGGTTGAGCGTGTTTCCATTGAGTTTTAGTCTCATGTTTCTTATATAATGATATGTTCAATGAATTATACTTCATATTGGTGGGAACTAATACTTGATACTTATTATCTCGATTAGATGTAAGATCAGATAGTGCCTCATTTTCTTTCTGTGTGACTATGATTGTTCGACATGAATACCAAAATATCTTTTCAAATATCTCGTAGTCACTTAGATATTTGTGTTGATTATCCATAATCATTCGACCAATAAACTGTGGCGATAGACAATGATCTTGTACTGTTTTAGCCTTACTCAACTTATTATGAAAAGCATTCTCACTTATCAATCCAGTTGGGTTTGGATTTCCACAATCAAAGACACCGATATAATAATCTCGTGTGATGGCTCTATCCCAGTTAGTTGATGATCTCCATCTATGTGCATTTGCTTTTAAATTATTAAAAGTCTTTTCACAATAGACTTTCCAATCTTTTTTATTAGTCACAGATAATTTATTCTTCTCTTCCTTTCTCTTCTACTCTTCTAAGAAACTCATCATCAGGTGTAAAAATAACTGGGCCTTCTAGGATTCTTTCTGCAAGTTCATCTAGTAAAGGATCTTTTTGGTTATTTGATTCTTTGGAGTTCATAATAAAAAAACGAAACTAAGCCTATTATAGACTTAATCTCGTAACTCGTCAAGTTCGGGTGGACAGTTATTTAATTAACCACTGGTATTGTATGCATTAAGGTATGGCAATCCGTATTTTGAGCAGTTCCTATTATAATTAGATTCAATTTCTGATTCATAAAGTCTTCTACTGTAATAAGCCACACTAGCAATCGGGCCATCAAAATTTTCGTAATAATTACCACCATTAGTCCATACTGCTTCACTAGCACTAGAAGTACTAGTTATCCCAGCTCCTCCAATACTTATGGTATCAAATGAGTAATTATAAGGCCAAGTTGTACTACCTGTATGTCGTTTGATGCCATTAACATAAAAATCTATGGTGCTACCTGTTGAATGCACAGCACAAATATTATACCAATTGTTAGCTGATACATAGTAACTAGAAACTTCGGTTCCATGATATCGAGTTCTCAGAGATAGATAACCACTATAATCAATGAGCAAACTGTAACCTTCACCAACTTGCCCATATTCATGATGATTGATTAATCTTCTATTATTACCAATATCAGTAGATAATGGATAACACCAAATTGAATATGAAAAATCTTGTGTTTGGAAAGGCCCAGCATAGGTGTTGGTATCATAAACCGCAAGGTCTCGGATTGTGGAAAAAGCTCTTAAATTAGTAAATACTGGCACACCATTCAACGTTGTATGATTGCTGAGAGAAGTTGTTACTCCAGCTCCATCTAGTCCAGAACCAGTCCAAATCCCTACATCAGAATAACTATAGGATCCACGAACTCCACGATAGCTTGGGCCACTATACACATTGCGAGTATCTGTAACAATACCAACAAGTCTTGCTAAGTTATTGCAAGTTGATCCAATACCAGAATATGAATTTGGATTACTAGCATCTATATGCACTAATAATTTGTGATCTGTAATATTTCTATTATCTGAAAGATCAACCACGTTGGAATTGACATTTAATCCAAAGTTTCTAATTCTACCATAAAATTGATTGCTACTTTGTAAACCAAAATTAGGATGCTGTTTTGTTTGACCTATACTAATATAATCCCAGTTAGTTTGATTGCTAATTAGACTACTATCTCTGCTAGTAAATAAGTTGGCATAATTTCCAGTTGGGGTCTTTTTGTGCCAAATTTTAAATGAAGTACCACCACGCCACTCAAGTTTAAACCAATTCCAATCATCGCTCATTGGACGAGTCTCCTCTGTGGAGATTGGAATCGTTGACGACACTGGCATTAAGCTTCTCAGTTGATTACCGCCATTGTATGCTGTCATCGTATCTTTCGCTGATAGGCCAGCTGAGGCTATAAAATTATCCTCGAATTGAAGCATAAATCCATCAGTCTGAGTATATCCACTATTACCTATTGCATATCCAGAACTACTATTAGCATCTACATCTAGTTTTCCTCTTTTTAACTCAAAGAACATATCCCAATTTTGAACAGTGCCTAAACCCACAGCAGGCATGGTGCCATCACCACTGTAATGATAATTTTGAGTGCCTAATGATATGGTAGTTCCAGATCCAACAGTCCCATCACCATAGTAAACTTCGTCGGGGAAACTATAATCATAACTCGCAGAGGATGGAGTAACATCATGAAGGACACTAACAGTATGACCCATTGAACCAATACCAGTGTACATGGTTGTTTCACCGTGAAATACATATCCCGAAATGTGATTCCAATTGTCGTTCACATTACCACTTTGATTATTAACACGCATCCGATAATATGTATTAGCACCACCTCCAATTTCATCATAATAGTATGAATAAGTATTACTACCAGTTCCATCATTATTACTGTATCTGTATCTACCACCATGAATTATTTTAGACAGGGATGAGGGAGTACCCTTTTGAAAGTCATAGAGAGATCCATCGCCAGGTAATTTAGCGATCATTGTACCCCTATCACCGCTTCTTGCATATGTACCACTTACATAGATATTATCACGATTATCAATCGCTAATCCCAGACCACTATCTTCAACATTTCCTTGACCAGAATTACCAGTTGAAGTACGGAAAGTATCTAAAGTTCGTGTCCATATTTCATTGCCACTGGAATCTAATTTCATAATCAAGTATTGTTTCTCTCCACTAACTATTTTTGTAACTGATCCAACAGCAACAATATTATCATTACTATCAACTCTTATTTGACCATTTTCAAAGGTGGATCTAAGTTTCATAGAGCCAGAATATCTGAACCTCTTACACCAGAATCCTGTTACGTCAGTATTAAAAATTGTCTCAGGAACATCATATGGAACCTGACATATAAATGCCTCTTCAGGAATACTTTGATAATGTCCTTGACTGTAAATTATAGTACCAGCAACATAAAGATTACCTAAACTATCCTGTGCTACGGAATATACCTTTACATCTTGCTTGCCGTAACTATCTTCGAGGTAAATAGCGTATTTAAATTTGGGGTCAGTGACGCTGCCCTCTGTGCCCGCAGCAAATTTTACAACAGTTCCACCAAACGCACCTTGAAGATTTGCCTGTCCATCAGTAAAACCAACGAGTATAATATTATCATTACTATCAACTTCAACTCCAGCAATATCATAATCTACACTCCCATTAGTATTAAGAAGGTCATAGTGAACGCGGGCAAATTGTTGAACGCCATCTGTATTCATTACTGAATACATCATTTGGGCTCCTGACGACGATGAGTTATATCCTATTGATTTAGTTGTCATGGGAAGATATATCTGATCACTATCGTCAATCAACACACCATTTGTAATTTCATCTTGCCCATGTCTTCCACCAACGTGTCTCTGCCATATAATCTCCCCTGAAGAGTTATATTTGGCCATAAGTATTCCTTGATTATGCTGAGAAAAATCGCTATGATATCTGCTATCTATACGACCTTCACCAAAGACGTAAACATCACTATTACTATCAACAATTACATCTCGTCCTTCACCTTCAGTATTATCAGCGCCTGGATATGATGTGTAGACATTATAACCAACTAGTCGTTGCCACTGAAGAGTTCCTGCTTTATCGAATTTAGTGAGATAAAGATTCTTGTAGGTTTGTGAATATGTCCCAAATCCTCTAACTTCATGACCACAAACATAAACACTACCATCGGCATTATCAACTGCTATTCCACGTCCTTCATTACGATCAGCAGTGCTATGTGTAGAAACGGCATGGATTCCACCCTGAGTTTCAAGAGATGCAATCCAATAGGTATCGTTAAGGCGAGGATCAGGGGTATATTTCCCAAGAGCTGATCCAGGCCCACCAAATCCAGATACTCCCATGAATGGTGCCATAATTATGCGTAATTTATAATGTTTGAAAGAACAATGAATGTTGCGTCAGCAGTTTTTATAATATGACGATTGTAAACATCATATCCACTCGAACCACCTTTTGCTGGTGCAGAACCATTAAACCAACTTTCTGTAACTGCGCTGCCATCAATCGTTAACTGTGCAGAATATCCAGATGCAGCAGCCGTTACAATTGTTACTACAGTAATCGCTTCTCCAACACTCATCTTGGAATTTAATGAAGTTGATCCATCAAATCTTATATTTGGTGTGGATGTGGTTGTCTCTTGAGTTGTGAAGAGATGAACCATCCCATTTGAAAGATCTACATTTGGATTATTACTTAACGTATCAGCAGTAATTTTAACACCCTCTTTCAATATGTTAGAGAAATCTACACCTGATCTCGCAGTTATAATACCAATCGAATCTACGTTAGTTACATCCTCATAAGTTAATGTACCAGCAATCGAAACATTAGTGGCGAAAATAGTTGTAACACCGACAATACTGTTACCCGACAAATCTAAATTATCAAGATTTGATAATTCTTGAATTTGACTCGTGCTTGGATTTGCTATGAGTGGAAATCTATCTGCCATGTTAATTTATACCTCTTTGTATTTATTAGATACTGATAGTGATTCCAACGCCAGCTCTGTTAATCACGTTAAATGTCGAACCAGTAGTATTAAAAGTTGTTGCTGCTCCAGTTCTCATCCCTACAACGAATAAAGGAGGTCTACCGAAAGTAGATCCATCTGGAGTTAAAAAATTAGTCGCAGTGATAAGTCCAACTGTGACATTTGTGGTGGTTTGTACACCCACCCCCGAAAGTTTAGTGAACGACATTTATCTTTTTAGTTATTTATCATAAATATAAAATTTCATATTACGCAAGGTAGGTAAAATCACTAAAACCACCGCCAGGGGTATAAGCAGTGTCCCCACCATAGTTGGGGTTAACAGTAAAAGTACTAGCAGTCTGGCTAGCATTTGACGTAGAAACATAGTGGGAAGATGATGTTTCCACAATATTTGGAAAATAAGATCTTGGTTGGTCGGAAAAAGAAGTTGCAGAATAAGTATAACTTCCAGCTGATGATCCAGAATGCGTCAAACTATATGTGCCAGTTAAAGATCCATCATCAGGAAGTTTAAGAACCATTACATGCCTTGGTGTGCTATCTGAGTTTGGCGTCAGCGTGCCTAACACTACATAAAAATTACCTGAGTTATCGCACTGAATACATGGGCCATTAACTATATCTTGGTACGATCCTCCTTGATCAGAAAATTTACGTTGCCACTGAAGGACTCCCGAAGAGTTAAATTTAAGAATGAAAACATCGTAGTTACCACCTCCCTCATTATAACCTGCCACATAAACATTACCTGAACTATCTGTAGTTATTCCTCTAGGGTATAGACTGGTTGATCCGTCATATATAACTCGACACCATTGTTCAGTTCCACTACTGTTATATTTGGAAATGATAGCGTCACCACCTGTGTCACAACAAGTATAAAGGTCACTTCCATTCATAGTTGCATCAAAAGCTCTATAAGTTGCATTCCCCATGCCGTTGTAGTGTCCTAAAAATTTTCTTGTGCCAACATAATTTCCACTATTATTATATTTGGAAATGTTCATATATCCTGTATTATATCCTAGATTTGATACTTGATATGATATACCAACAGCCCAGAAACCATATATGCTGGATGAATATGCAATGGCATGTACACTGTCAATATAATTACTGAATCGTATCACCTGTTGATTTTGAAGAGTTCCTGAAGAATTGTATTTAGCGATCATATAACTCTTGCTCCAACCTATGCTACTTGATTCAACCCAACCACCAAGATAAAGACTATTAAAATTATCTATCTCTAAACAGAAACATTCACAATCATTAGAACTATTAGTATCACCTAACTCACGTTCCCATTGTATGACTCCCGAAGAATTATACTTAAAAAGTATAAATCTGCTTCCATAAGAAGAACCTTGGGGTGAATTTCCTGTGTATCCAGCGACATAAACATTCCCTGATGTATCTACTTTTACTCCAGTGAATCTTATTATATGAGCTTCATATTTCCTTCCCCATTGAAAAACTCCCTTACTGTCAAATTTTGCGACAAAAGAATGGCCTAAAGTCATTAGACCCCCACACATATAAAGATTACCTGAACTGTCAATCGTAGTATCCATAACAGTAGGATAATTAAAAGAGTTATCAGTATTATAAAAACTGAAAAACCAGTGGTTTCCACCCCCACTACCAAATGAATTAAAACTACCCCCAAGACTTAACAAGCTTGGGATAGGACTTTGTTTTGTATAATTATCCTTCATTATGCAAAGTTAGTAAAATTACCATATACTTCATAAGAACTTGCACCGATCTTAAAAATTGTCATTGAATATACATCTACTCCAGATCCAGTGGCAGCAGATGGTGCTGAACCTCCAGAATATTTAACAGTTTGAGCGGAACCATCAATTTGAAAAGCAGTCATATAGTTTGACGCACTATTATTTCCAGAATATATTGTCATTACCGTAACCTTTCCAATATCTATCAAACTATCAAATGTGGTGCTTGCATCTCCTCTAAGATTAATCACAAAAGAACCACCAGCGTTTGCTTGGTTTAACCAAACCATTCCATATGTAAGAGCATCGTGATTATGAGTGCCTGAAACGGTACTTAAATCATTATGAAATGGTTCTTGTAAAACACCACTACCAAAACTCGCTGACCTTATAGTTGTGATACCTGTAAAGAATCCATCACCATCAGGACTTAAAGTGATTCCAGATCCAACAAGAGTATTTGATCTAAATGTTGCAATACCAGCAACGTCTAATATACCTGTTCTTACATTATCTGTGGCAGCAATACCAGTTAATCCAGAACCATCACCAGTAAAACTTCCACCACCAGTCAGAGTAACATTTCCACCTGTGATACTTATACCGTCTCTTGCAGTAATGAGTCCGACTGAATCTACATTGGTTACATCTTCATAAGTTAGTGTGCCACCAATTGAAACATTACCAGCAGCGGTAAACTCATTGACCGATATATTATCTGTTGACGTTAATGTGACATTACCAGTTCTTCCATAAAAAGCAGTCACACTTGATGATGTTGCAGCAGCAAATCCAATATGTCTCGCTTGTATCACAACACCAAGAGCAGGAGCAACTGCAAATACCAAAGATGTTCCAGAGGCACTATAGGATCTCGTTCCTCCTGATGTGTGTGGATATTGAACTACACCATCGATAGCGACCATAATATCACGACTCGAAGGTGGTTCTTTTGATAGAGTAAATGTTGTTGTACTTCCATCACCAGTAAATTCATCAATTGTATTATCTTCAACATTAGTAAATAATGCTAATGCTTCAACAAAAGAACCAAAGGCCTTATCTGTGGCCACAGGTGCTGCATTTAACGCAAGTGTAGAATCTGATTCAATACTATAATCAGCATCTGGATTTTGTATGACACCGTTAATTGATAAACTCAATTGTTCAGGTCGAGTTATCGTTGACTTTACTCCATTATCATGAGTTATCTTAAACTTCGTATTCGTTCCATCGAACTTAACATTTAATGTATGGGATGCACCAGCACCGAGACCTGTTAAATCAATTGCAGTTGAAGATGATGCGTTTGATGCACTTGTTGCTAGTTTGATTGTATTCTGATCTACTTTAATTATAAAATATGAAGTTGCGTCTGTTAATCCTGTGATAACCGTTCCACCACCGTCTGAATATGTTACTTTCTGTCCTGTTATAAATCGATGATTTCCAGCTGAAATCGTGTTATCTGCAACAGACACAGTACTAGCACTAGACCCATCAAACGTTAAAGTAAATGTCGAGATATCATCTAGAATTTTAAATTTGTTTGTTGAGTCACCGACTATAGGTTGATTACCGAGATATGCCATTTATCTTTTTAGTTATTTATATGGACAGTTCATATTTACACTGTGTAAATACCAAAGTAGCCTTGCGCTGATGCAGTTTCACTGCTATAATTAGTACTATTGCTTGATCCTTGATTAACATTACTGATGTTTGAGATGACTGCGGGCGCGTAACTGGTGTTGTAATATGATGTGCCTCCACCTCCGCCATGGTGAGCACCACTTCCACTACCACCATAACCTTGCCCACCGTTATGACTATCTGTGCCAGGATAACCTCCTACATGACCGCCTGCACCAGCAGGACAAGATCCACCACCTCCACCAAATCCGCCAGGAGTACTGCATGCATTACCGTATCCACCACTACCACCTTCTACAAAATGCCTGGCTCGCTGGGCATAATATGAACCACCAATACCACCATAAGGTTTTACGTTATAACTATTCAACCAACCAGCACCTCCGTCATAATTTCCAGCAGTTCCACTCGATGGCCCTCTGCGAGATGACAAACCGTTATACAAATAGCCAGATTGTCCGAAAGTATTGTAATAAATATAACCGCCACCGCCGCCACCTAAAATTAAAATAGCTCTATTAGTAGTAGAATTAGTATAATCAGTTCCAGCAATAAGAAACAGACCACCGCCTGCGGAGTAACTCCCCATACCGTGATTCGGAACTAACAACAACATACCATGATCAGAGGTGAGAGTTAAATTACACTCTACTGAGTGTCCTGTCCAATGATTACTTCCTGATCCCTCAGCACTTTTTGCATAAATTTTGTAAGTACCAGCTGAAAGAGTAAATTTAAGAATACCATCCCCAACTCTAGTAAAATCAGTTTGTACAAACTCATTAGTTTTTTGTCCACTATAATTATTTTCAACAGCATTAGCCCAATAAGTAGCTACATCCGCACCTGTATAGTTACCAGCAGAACCAAATTTACCATTAATTAACAAGTTAATATTTTTAGGGCCACCACCACCACCAGCAGCGCTGGAAGCACCGAAACCAAATCCACCAACACCTCTCGTGATGCCAGTAAAAGTTGGACTTTCTTTTTTATAATGTTGATCAAACATTAACTCACCTCAAATTATCCTAAACGGAAATCACCAGTTTTAGTAACAAATGTTTTATAATTACTTACGTCAGTATTAGTTCCACCATTATAGTGAATACCAAAAGATATAATATTAATATCGTCTGCGGTTGTTCCAAGAGTGACTGTTGTTCCTGAACCAACCATTGCAACAGTTGAAAATCCAGTGACACCATCAGGATCGAGAGTGACATTTGTTCCAATCCCCAAAGCCGCTGTCGTATGTGCTGTACCAGCATCATTTTGAGTTAAAATAATCGTAACGGTGTGAAATGAATTTGCGGTTGCTGGAAAATTACTAATCTTGATTGACTTAACAAGACCTGATTGAAGATCGTGAGTAAATACAGTTCCTGATGTGGTATCACACGTCAATTCTGTACCAGAATATGATCCAGTATTTGTAGTTTCTACTGCACCTTTGATTGTTGTATTTCCACCAGTGACAGTGATTCCATTTCTCGCAGTGATGAGTCCAACCGAGTCTACATTGGTTACATCCTCATAAGTTAATGTGCCACCAATTGAAACATTACCAGAAGCAGTAATATCTACGACACCAACAATACTATTGTTAGCCAAATTTAAATTATCAGCCTGTAGTAATTCTTCGATTCGATTCGCACTCGAATTTACTACTAGTGGAAATCTGTCTGCCATGTTAATTCATACTCCTCTGTATTTATTAAAGACTAATGGGAACATTTCCACTGTCCCTAGTCAATACATCAAAACTTACGCCACTTGCACGAAAAGTGACGGCTGTACCGACTCTCACTCCAATCGTAACCACAGTATTACCAAAACCACTGCCATCTGTTTTAATAATATTAGTTGCGGTGATAATTCCAACTGTGAGGTTTGTGGTTTCGTCTATAACCTTACCTGTGACTTTAGTAATTGACATTATCTTTTTTTAGTTATTTATTCAGAAACTATCTGAGTTCCTGAAAATCCACCATTCTTTCCGTTTTCATTTTTAATTATGCCTTCAGCCATTACTTTAGTGTTAAAAATGATCTTTTTAGATATGTCATCAGACCAAACTTGATCACCTGTATAATAGACATCTCTTCCAGATAATCCTTGTTTTTTAAGATAGTAACCCATTTTGTATTTTTAGTTATTTAGTTTAATTAGAATCATAATTATTAAACGACTCTCAGTTTAAAGAAAGACATACCATAATAACTATAAAAATAGAATCCATTTTCATTTTTAGCAGCATCCACACCATTATCAACAATAAAGAAAGCACCGTCACCATATGGATTACTTTCATAATGGTTCTGTGCCATGCCTAAATTACCAGCGACAAACTTCTTATCAGCAGTCATGGTGCTAATGTCATGAGCAGTGCTTAAAGTATAGGAGATCAACTCATATGGCACCACTTCAGGTTGTGTTCCATTGTATCCAAAATATCTGATATGTTTATCATTTCCTATTATTATTTGCTTGCCATCTGGACTTATCTGCATACATCTCACTCGTTGATTTGACAAAACTAGTCTGCGAGCATATGATGCAGTGTTCAGATCAAAAGCAGTAGTCATTGTATATTGGTAGAGGGTAGCATTATTATTATATGCTGATGAAGGTTGACCAACAACATAGAGATGATATCCATCGAAAGAACAAACTCCAGCAAAAGATTCTTCACTTAAACCTTGATTATTGAATTCTTGACTGGCAGCACTGGCACTTACGTCATAGAAAATAAATGTTTTTTTGCCAGATGGATTATATGAATTAGAAATATTAGTTACTGAACTAAAATCATACGGAGTGTTCATATCAAGTGATATAAAAACACCGTCTCTAGTGGAGAAACTACGACTAGGCCCTAAAATAACCTTTGATCCATCTGAATTAAATCTCATATTCATTGGTAAGATATAATTATATGAGCCTGAGTTGTGATAAAGTGCTTGTGCATTTATTTGAACTCTACCACCAGCACCGCCACCGCCGTACCCAGAATTGATAGTTCTTACATCATACGGAGTGGTTACATCAAATACATTAATATACTGGTTATAAATATTAATCAGTTTTGTTCCGTCAGGAATAAAACTCTGAAATATAGGTTCGTCATAACCCGAATATGCTCCCCCTATATAATTATTTGCAGCTTCAGGATTTTGTCTTGTAGAAACAAAATTAGTATGATCTGAATCACTTAAAGTCAGCCACCATCCTATATAATTACTTGCAGAGTTATTGATATTATATGTGCCCGTTTTTGGTTCATCTTGATAAATTTTAAAATGTTTCTGTGGAAGATAATACCTTGTTCCATCGTAACCACTATCAGTTCTCCAAAATATATTCATGCCAAGGCCAGTATTTGCCTGTTGAAATTGCCTATGTTCTGTGTAGTAATAATTGCTTTGATTGGTGCTTACAGTAGAAAGATCCCAAGCAGTGCTTAATTCTCCATAAATTGTCTCCATAACACCTTCAGTCATACCTAACATGAAAACTTTTGTTCCATCACTACTAAATCCTATCCCTCTGACGCATCGATTACCGCCGTATGGAAGATCAACAATATATGTATAATCATGAGTTGCAGTAGATATGTCGTAATTCGTAGATAAATTATATACATGAATAGGAGAATCATTTCCACCAGTTGCGTAACCATATCTGTAAGTAAGGGCTTCACTATCGTTACAACTAATAGGAAACAGACCTGAGTAACCAGATCTATTCAAATGAGTCACAACATAAAGTTGTGAACCATCTGGTTTGAAGTAAAAACTAACTATTGTGTAGGTGCCAGTTCCTGTATCTACTAATTTTGATGAAAAATCGTAACGCTGAGTATAAGTTGAGGATAATGAAGATATATCCCAAGCCACGCTTAAATTTGTTTCATAAATGTATTGAGTGTCAGCATAATATGCCTTTGTTCCGTCATTTTTAAAATAAATACCTCTAAGTGTATCATAGTCAAAAGCACCTCTACTATTAAAAGTGCCGTGAGGTGAAGCATTGGTCGATAAAAGTTGTAAACTTGAATGAACATAAGATCCAGTCGATACATCCCATGCAGTGCCTAAGGAATGTTTTCTTATATAATTATCAGTTTGCATCGTATATATGGCGGTGCCATCTGGTTTCATATAAAAACCTGTGGTTGGTGAAGATGAAATACCAGCAAAACTATAAACAGGCGTTTTGCCATGAACTTTCATTCTTTCTAGATCGAATGGAAAATAATTCTTAGGTGGAATACTATCAGGACGATGAAGTGGACTATAACCACCGCCGCCAAAACCATTCAATGATAAGGGTTTATTATAAGGCCAAAGTTTCAATATCATTTTAAGTCACTATGATGTTTTTGTTAAATTTGCAATCACGAGAAAACTTGCGTTTCCTACTTTAACAATCGTATAACTGTATATATCGACACCACTATTACCGCCAGAGGTCGGAACCTCTCCAGCTATCCAATTTTCAGTAATCGAAGTACCATCAATTGTTAATTGATCAGAGTAAGCAGCTCCTGCTGCAGTAGTAATAATCGTTACTGCTATAGTTTCTCCAACAGACATCTTACTGTCGAGAGTGGTGGAACTATCAAATCTTAAATTAGGAGTAGAGGTGGTTGTTTCTGTAGTTGTAAAGTAATGAATCATTCCACTTGCTAAATCAATATTCTGATTATCACTCAACTTACCAGTGACTATATTTACATTTTCTCTCAACAAACCAGTAAGGTCTACTCCTTGACTCGTAGTTACTGATGTAGCAGTTACAATACCTGTATGAAATGCATTTCCATCAGGACTAAAAGTTATTCCACTACCAACTTTAATACCAGATCTTGCAGTAATCAATCCAACTGCATCAACATTTGTTACATCTTCATAACTCAATGTTCCGCCAATTGATACGTTTCCATTGAATGTACTATCCCCAGTTACAGTTATTGTTGGTACAGCATTAAGTGTTAATTGTGAACCATCACCAGTAAATGAGGTTGCACTTATGGTTCCTTGATATGTACCAAAATTGGATTTAAATGTTGATGCATCAACTGTTCCAGCTGAAGGTGATCCAACGTTGACACGAGAACCCATCGCATGCATGAATACCTCTGCGTCTGAAGTTGGTGCAGTTGCAAAAGTAATTGTGCTATTATCAATTGTATATGAACTTCCAGATTCCTGTATGATACCAGCGATTGATACTAAAAGAGAATTTGCAGATCCTGGCGAGAATGCTTGACCGCCTGATGTTAAATTAAAAGTTTTTGTAACACCATTAAACTGTGATTGAATATCATCCAGTTTAATAAAACCGCCTTGTGTTGTTTGTCTTCCTATATACGCCATTGGGTTTCACTCTCCACCCTATTATTTTAATTATTTAGTTTAATTAGATTGTTTATTTTTCTAGTTATTTAATAAGTATTTGTCCCAAAACGATTCTTATCCACATCGTAATTTTGAGATACTTCTGAAGCCGATAAAGCTTTACCTTTATAAAGTCTAACAATAGCCATGTCTCCTTCATATGGATTATTTGAACCTATAGCACCACCTAAAGACAATAGAGTATTATTTGCAATACCATAAGATCTTATTTCATCATTCATAGCATCATTGTATGTATATTTTAAAGAACCATTTATATAATGTTTCCTTGTGGTGGTGCTTACATCAGATGTAATAACGACATGGAACCAATCTCTATTGTAGTTCCAGGCTATATTTCCATGAATGTTATTATAACTCGTTTGTAACTCTTCAAAACCATTTGAATTGTACATAGTATTATTTGCACCATTACTATCATATGATCTGAAGACGTATTGAGGGCCTCCAGAATTATATACCATATAATACCAAAGATCGATTCTTCCTGTTGATGATGAATTGGCATTACCCTGTGCATAAATCGCTTCAATTGGTAAACCCATATTAGATCCAGTGGGTCTTATCCACATTTCAACAGTAAAGTCTCCACTTCCAAAGTCCCATCCAAGACCTCTAAACATAAATGCAATTCCATAATACCAACCACCATAATAGCTCATACTGTAAGGAATCTGGAAATGACCACCGTTATGTGTTGAATATGTTACTTCAGAAGATCCACCCTCTGCACTGTAACCATTGACTAAAGAATTAAGTGAGGTTCCCGAACCAGAATACGATGTGGTAACACCAGCATCGATATGAAATTCAAGATTGTCCGTAACAATAGAAGTTGTAGAAGTGCCATCATAAACAGCACTAGTTTCAGAAACAAAATTGTTCGCAGAATCTGTAAAATATGATGATGTGCCTTCAGTAAGTGTTCGTGTAAATGTTGAATAAATTGTGGGTGGTTGCGATGGTGGATGAAAGGACAATATTGAATTTGCTGTAAAATCAACTAATGCGGTAGCTCGATAGTTAAAGGTTCCATATCTACCGAGGTATGAACCATCGCTAGGTAATTTAACGAGATTTAATCTTGAGTAAAATCCAGATGTATGTGCTGAATCTGACTCTATACCACAAAGATAAAAATTATCCTCAATGTCAAGTGCCAATCCATAAGCATAAGTATTGGGAAAAACATAGTCAGCACCATTGTAGGTATGACCTAGTGAACGTTGCCATTGAATAGTTCCTGAAGAATTAAATTTCATAACAAATGCTTCATTTCCTTGATTAGTCGTATTATAAGTATAATGAGTACCTGCAACGATAATATTATCCGAACTGTCAACTTTTACTCTATAGAAATGTTGACTTCTTGCCCATGTAGCTCCAGTGTTTTCACCTATCTGACGTTGCCATTGAAGAGTTCCTGAAGAATTCCATTTAACAACTAAACCCATAACACCACCACCTTGAGCATTTGAGTTAGTTGTTCCAACAGCATAAACATTATCCGAACTATCAACCGCTACTCCTCTAAAGTATTCAGCAGTACCACCACCAGTCACCATTCGGAAGAACTGTTCATTTCCTGAAGAGTCATATTTCACCAAATATGCTTCAAGATTAGCACCATAAACATTCTTCAGATAACCACAAATATAAACATTACCTGAACTATCGGTATCTATTCCGAGACCCTCAAATTGTCTTTGAGATGTACTACCGCCGTAATAATTTGTACCAAACAATTTATACCATTGAAGAGTTCCCGAAGTATTATACTTAGCAACCATCATGGGTTGATCACCTGAAGCAGGATCTATATAATGATGACCGACAACGTAAATATTATCAGAACTATCAATTTTTATATCAGTAAAATCTTCAGCTTCTCCACTACTACCTAGAAGTCTCTCCCATTGAAGAACTCCTGAAGAGTTAAATTTCACCAAAAATGCATCATAATTACCAATACCACCTGAGCCATATAGTTGAGCAGTACCACAAATATAAACATTACCTGAACTATCAACTGCTAAAGATTTGCCCCTAGAATTATTATAAGAATTGGTGCCAGCGTCTAACTTACGTTGCCATTGAAGAACTCCTGTTATGTCAAACTTAGCAATGATAGTATCTTCAGTGTTAGTGCTATTTGGATTTGCTATATGATAACCACAAACATAAACACTACCATCTGTATTATCAACTGCTACTCCATTTCCCTCTTGCATACTGTAAGTCGTATGTCCCTCAGTATAATTTAACATCCAGTAATTATCACTGAGATTAACAGAACTACTACCAGTGGCCAAAAGCATTTGTTGAATTGGCATTATTCTAATCCAGCTCCAGCACCATAAACGACAGTCGCAGAAACGAATAAGAAGGTTGCTAATCCTCTTGCTTTTAAAGTTAGTGATGATTTAGTGCTTGTATCATTAGCTAGGTATGTGGTCACTGCACTACAAGTGATTGTTTGATCAGATCCACTATCATTAACAATTGTGATAGCATCACCAGTTGAAAAAACACCAGATGGAATCGTTACACCACCAGTTGTAATAGAAACGTGTTTGCCTGCATCAGCAATGGTAAGTGTATAAGCTGAACTTTGAGAGTTTTGAGGAATACTTCTTAAATTACCTTTTCCGTCTTCTACATTTCCTATCGTAGAAATACCAGCGGCAAATATATTTCCACCAGCACTTAACGTGATATTACTTCCAACTGCAATCCCACCACCTGTAACACTTATACCATCTCTCGCAGTAATGAGTCCAACTGAATCTATATTAGTTACATCCTCATAAGTTAATGTACCAGCAACCGAAACATTACCACCAAAAGATCCTTCACCGACAACAGTTAAACCATTTACTGTAATCGTTTCTGTTGAACCAATACCAGCAGCATTGATTTTTGTAAATGACATCTTATGTGATCTCCATAATTGTTAAAGCAGCATCAACACTATCATTTGTGTCGCTATTTACATTTATTTGATCATTCGTTTCAAGAACAACTTTATTTCCTCCCATGAATTCAAGAGATGAACCATGTGGAATTGGAGCATTTTTTAATAAATTAACATCTTCTTTCGATGTTGATGTTCTTGAGACTGCAACACCCACATTGACACCAGTTCCAGATGTATTTGCAAGGGTGATACCAATCACAACAGTTGTTGTTGCAGAGGGAGCAGTATATATTCCAACTGTGGTGACTCCCACATTAGCTTTTGTTTTTAATTTAAAGGTGTTTGCCATTGTTTGATTATCCTAAAGCGATTGCGAGAGCGGTTACATCTTCTTCTGTTGCACCAGCCGATGATACAATTGCAGTTCCGTTGATACGAATACTACCTGTGGTATTTATGTCACCATCCACATCTAATGTATATGCAGGGTTAACTTGATTGACACCAATCATAGTTGAAGGTACTCCAACTACTTTCATCATTGTTGCACCAAGACCAACGTTCAATAAACTAGTGGTTGTCATACCAGAGACAAAAGCATCTGATGTACTGGTAAATCCAATCGTTGCAATTCCTGAAATAAGTGCATTGTTAACACTTAAATCACTAAAAACTAAATTACCATTAACATTAACATCACTATCGAAAGTAGCATCACCACTTACATTTAACGTATTAAGAGTTGTTACACCTACGACAGTAAGGGCTGATCCAACCTGTACATCCTGAAATTTAGATGTACCAGTGACTGTTAATGCAGTGCCAACAGTTAAAGCTGCACCAACATTTAAGTCTTTTGTGATCGTTGCACCGATTGATACTGTCAAGTCAGTTGCAGTCAATGACTGAACTGTTGAAAAACCTGTTGTAACGTTTAATGATGTGGCGTTTGCCTTTCCAAGTGTTGAGAATCCACTTACAACTGCGTCAGTTGCGGTCATTGTGGTCACACCAACCGCACCAGCAGTAACGATGCCGACAAATTCACCTACGAAACCCTCTATTTGACTATCCGATAGTATTTTACCACGAACGTCAAGAGTCGCAGTTGGCACTGTTGTACCAATCGCGACTCGATTATTAGCAGAATCGACAAAGAGGGTATTAGTATCAACCTCTAGGCCATTCTTAACTACAAAATTTTTATTTACTGCCATTGGGTTTCACTCTCCACCCTTTTATTTTTATTTATGTGATTATATGCTTGGATAGATGACTATCGTTCCAGCCATGTTTGAATGATTCTGACAAACATAATACAATGTGTTTGGTGCAGAGAATGGAACTTCAAATTTTATCACTCCGACTGCTGCTCCAGCATTTGTAATTCCTGTGGTATAGACATTGCCTGCATTGTAACCACCAGAAGTTGTTTGTATTTGGAATGGATGACCACTTGCGTTTAAGTTAAACTCATAGGTCTGTCCTCTTGCAAGATAGATTGTAGGGTCTTCTGCTGAACTTAATCCACCAGGCCCTGTAAACGTGTAATGCGAAAATCCATTATTACCAACCGACCATCTTGATATCGCTGAATCTGATAAGTCACCAACAAATTTAGTTGCAGTTGAAACACCAGTTACGAATGAATCTCCATCAGAACTAATCGTAACACCAGTTCCAACATTGATTGAAGTTGCAGTTAGAATACCAACATTGTATTTCTCAGTTCCAAGACCAACTGTAAGATCAGATCCTACATTAACTAACTCATACCAAGCACCAGCATGTGCGTAAAAAGCTTTACCAGCAATATGAACATGAGCAAACTGTCCATGATAATCAGATGCACTTGGTAAGTCTGAATAATTATTGAATAAGAATGGAACAAGGTTGTTAGTTGAAATACCAACTATCTGTCTTCCAACTGTTGTGATACCAGAAACAAATGCGTGGCCATCAGGACTTAAAGTGATTCCTGATCCAACAAGAGTGTTTGATCTAAATGTTGCAATACCAGCAACGTCTAATATACCTGTTCTTACATTTGCAGTAACAGCGATACCAGTAAGTGCGGAACCATCACCAGAGAAACTCGTAGAAGTAACAACACCTGTAAAGAATCCATGGCCATCTGGACTAATAGTTACGCCAGATCCAGCAATGATATTCCCAACAAATGTAGATACACCAGATACATTTACGTCATCAAGTTCAGTATGACCATCAACATCTAAAGTACCACCTACAGTTGCATTTGTGCTGATGGCAACGTTAACTGCATTTATATTCAGATTATTTGGACTTTCTATTTTAGGTGTTCCAGAATTAATTAAATTTAATTCCTTAACACCGAAACTGTTATCTGCCATCTTTAAACGTTTTTATTTATTTATGTTTGTTTGATTGATACACCAGACAATACCACCCCATCTATTTTTGGCACAGTATTATTTGCATAAGGATTATGTAATATTCTACGAGGAGAAGATTTTAAACTATGATCATTTCCCCAATAATTAATGTCAGTTGCACCATTACTATCATATGGGTCATAATAATCACTACTAGATACCAATCTTGATCCCTCTGATAATAACCACTTTCTCACATTTATTCTTGTCGCAGTTGGATTAGATTCTAGATGTTGTGCGACAACACCAGATACATTTGGTGCTGCCATACTTGTTCCATTTAAATATTGAATATAGTAAGAATTATCTCTCGGATCGGAATACCCACCACTCCACGGACTTAAAACTCTTGTTCCCGCTGCCCAAACATCAATATCTGGCCCTTTATCGCTGTAATCTGCGGCTCTTTCTTGAGATCCAGATTCTCTATCACTATCAAGAGCTCCAACTCTAATTACAGCATCCTCCTCACCCTCTCTTGTGATTGATGGTGTTCCTGATCGATTGTAATAATTATCATATCCAGAACTATAATAAAAAGTTCCCGAAGTAAATTCATTATCATAATCTATGCCATTCTTTATCTCTTGTTTTCCATTTGAGTTGCCAGCAGAGCAAATTAAAATAACATTCTGACAGTCAACATCATTTACCAACTCATCAGCTGATGATTGACCTGTTGTTTTTTTAGTTGTAAATGAATAGTAAACAACATTACCCGCTGTAATGGGTTCTAAGTAATGAACAGCAGGAACAGCCCCTGCACCGACATCAACTTGAGTCTTAGTATATGATGTTCCTCTGAATGTGACATCATAAGAAAGACTTTTTCTTACAAATTGACGATGACCCCAACTACAATTTACAATCGTAGGATTTCTGAGTCCAGTTTCAGGATTAACTGGTTTATTTTTATGCCAAACTTTGATATAATCAAATCCATCACTCGGTTCTGACCATCCAACATCAGAACGATCAACACACGCGATAGACCAAATGTTTGCTTCAAAGGCAGCACCAAATTGATTTCCAGCAGCCGTTCCAGCAACATGAGTTCCATGCCAAGAACCATTAAAAGTGCTAGACGACAATACATTTGACTCTGTATAATTTAACAGAAAACCGCTGCCTGGTGGTGTTAGTCCTTGTGCTGCCCAGTCAATACCATATTCCTCTGCACCATGTATTAAAATATCCCGAACTCTTGTATCTGCTTTTGTACTAAATGAAGATACGTCTGATTTTAAAAAATCTGGATGATCCCACCGAACACCAGTATCCATAATTACAATATCAACATTTTTTCCTGTCAATGAATATTGAGAATCATCACTAATAATTAAATCAGATCCAAAATTATTTGCGGTGGATTGATGTCGATGTATTCCCCATTGAGTAAAATCTAAGGTTGAGCCAGGATCAATGGCAGTGGCCTTATTGGCTCTAATATTTCGACAATCTATTTTAAATCGATTTATGTCAGCAATTTTGTCAAATTCTTCATCATATTTTCTCTGTAATAACACAACATAATTATACATTGATGATTGTTCTACCCACTCAACTTTAGAATGATTCTTCAATATATTTGCCTCATTTACAGACATTGAATAAACCGCTCTCCTTGGAGAAAATTTCATATCACTTGTACAACTTATCCTTCGATTTGGAATGTTATCTAAATTAGTTTCATTAATAATGTAATTATGAATCTCAGTCCAATCTGAGTCATTTTTGACACATACAGTAAACTCTTGAACATTATCATCATTGATACCATCATCAAACACTATGACTCTACCATTTGAGTCTGTAGATGTTGTAATCATTAAGCCACCTCTCTCTTAACTCTGTATGTCGTTGATCCACTGACACCTGTTTCTGGTGTAGCTCTTAACAGAAGATTACTACCATTTATTGTAGCATCTAATTGAACTAATAAATCGTTACTATACATGATAGCATATTGAGTTGAAGTCACTGTTGTTCCATCTCTCATCACTAATAGTTTTTGAGATTGATAGTTAGATCCATTCTTGACGAATACGGTATATTCAAACACAAGTTCTACTGAATCATAAGCATAAGTATTTAATGTGGATGGAGAACCAGCAGTTGCAGTGAATGTTCCTGATAGATTAGTTGTGATACCTACATTGATTGCATCAGGAGCAGTCACAGTTACAATACCTGAAGATATTGGAGATACGTCTAAGTTTGCTGAGAAGTTAATTGTTCCAGCAGTTCCAATTGTTGATCCATCGTGTTCAACGACAACACCAGAACCAGAACCAACGACACCTGTTAATGTTGAACCATCTCCCTTAAATTGAGTTGCAGTTACAATACCACTGACATTAATTCCAGATTCACTCATTGTAACAGCGGAACCAACAGTTGCATGATTACTAATAACTGCACTTGTATGTGCAAGTTCACCTGTATTTGAGTTGAATGTGAGATTTGTTCCTGTCTTAGGTAGTTGAGCACCTGTAGGATCGTTTACAAATACTACATTACACGCTGTATCCGTTGATTCATCACTAACAGTAATATTTGTTGAAGTTGAAGCAGTAGTGGCTGTTGTGGAATTTCCACTTAATTCACCACTAAATGTAGTTGCAGTTACAACACCTGTATAAAAAGCATTAGATGAAGTCGTAAATCCAACTGTTGCAATTCCCGATACATTTAAGTTTTCACTAGTTACCTGAGTAATCGTTGCAACACCAGTTGTATATACATTTCCTTCTCGACTAAGAGAAAGATTAGGCCCAATTAGAACATGGTCTCTAAATGTTGAAACTCCAATTACATCTAAACTATTTGTTCTTACATTTTCAGTTCCAGCAGCACCAACAATTGTTGAAATACCAGCAGAGAACTGGACTGTGAGATTATCACCAAAATTAACAGTCGCAGCAGTTCCAACTGGACTGTCACTATCAAAGATTGAAATACCAGATCCAATTCCAATTACACCAGTTAATCCAGAACCATCACCAACAAATTCAGTTGCAGTAACATTACCATATGATGTTGCATTCAATACACCAGAGATGTTAACATCACCGACTACATCAAGGCCACCATTTGGATTTGTAGTGCCAATACCAATCTTATCTGCACTTACAACAACTGAATCTTCATCTCTTGATACAAGACCAAACTTTCTCCAAGTATTTTGTGTAGTGTAAACCCAACCAGCATATCCAGACTCAGATGGTTTAGTAGTGAGAACCACATCTCCAGCTGCACCACCGACTGATGGTGTCGCAATTCCAACTGTAATCTTTCTAGCAACTTTACCATCACCTTGCAATTGTAATGATACAGCTTCAATACCATCAACAGATGTAGATGTTACTTTATTAGTAAAGATTGATGGGCCATTGAATTCAGATAATACATCTTTGTTCGCACCACCAGTAATTTTAAGAGCATCAGTTTCTGTCTTATCAACATCATGACCCTCACCTGTAACAGTTGTAATTGGAGCATCAAAGATCTCCTCTTCACCTGTTGTTCCTTTGATAACCTTGTTACCAATGAAGTATTCACCAACATCATTCAATCCAGTGTAGAAGTTTTGTCCTCCACCTCTCTTCTGTGTCTGACCTAACTTACGATCTTCCGTAGATAGAACTTTCGTTTGTTTCTCTGGTAAGGCAACCGAGTAGTTACCCTGTCCAAATCCAACATATTCAAATGTTTGGTTTGCAGCGCGAATCAGTGAGTTTCTTCTAGATTCAACAGGAACTACACGAACTTTCTTAATCTGTGTTCCTGATACATGGTTTGTTGATTTAGTTCCAAACACACCTCTGAATACAGAGTTAATGGATGAGTTCTTAATTCTCATCATCTCATCATTAACCATGATATAGTCACCAATGTTCAATCCACTTGCGGTTGCATCTGAAATACTGATCGAAGATGATGTAGATGTAATACCAGCAGAAAGTGTTGTAGTGATTCCAACAAAGAAGTTAGACATTCTACTTCCAATCTTCTCATCATCAGCGCTAATTGCACCATCACTTGAGGAATATCCGCCAGGGAATCCAAACACTGTTCCAGACAACGTTGGTGCGGATACAGTTGATACACCAAGATTAACTGTAAATGTAGTGAGTCCTACGTTTTCCTGTACAACAAAAACACCATTATATACTGTTTGACCAGCACCAGCAAGTTTGACCTTTGATCCAGCAAGTAATCCATGTGCAGTATTACCAGATCCAACTGTTGCAATACCTGTGGTAATATCATAGGAAATACTTTCAACATTGATCGCAGGGCCTATAAATGACATTGTTGCGTCTGATACCGCAGCACCAACTGTGATATTATTACTACTCTCTCCAAGTTGTCTACCAAAGTCAATGACCTCTGTAGATGCAAACGATACAGATTTTGGACTTGGTGTATCTGTAACTCTAAATGTATTATTAAGTTTTAAGTTTGTATCAGATCGAATACCAGTGATTTGTACAACTTGATCAACAGCACTATAAACATCTGTGACTGTTAAAATACCAACTACATGTCCAGAAGAGGTTGTAACACCGATAACCTGAACAGAGTTACCAATACCATACGCACCACCACCATTTACAATTGTGACTCCTGTAATCGTACCAGCAGCAGAAACAGTTACATTCGCAGTCGCACCACCACTCGCTGTACTACCTACCCCAACACCAACAAGTTTTGCACCAAATAGAGTTGTAGCAGATCCTTCACCATATCCAGCACCAGCAGATTGAATACCAACAGAAAGTATTGAATTTAAATTATGTTCAACAGATAAGAATGCAGTGTGAGCAAGTCCAGCACCATTGTCAGATACAACACTTGTAATTCCAACACTGATACCATTTTGGAGTAAGAATTTATTTTGAGTATCTTTTGTGATACTATCTTTTAAATCACTTGATGCAACTTTACCGATTGTCTTCGATACGGCATGACTGATTGCTGCATTAGGATCAGATGTTGGATTATCTCGGTCAACCTGTGGATATAGATCTTTAACTGGCTGACTAAATTTATAGTTTGTAAACGGTGATACCGTTGGTCTGACATCATAATGTAGACAAGTTAAATGATAAACACCATCTTGTTCTCCTGTGATGTGTTCCTTGACCTCTTCAGATTTAAAAATGTAGAAACTTTGTGCATATTCATTCTTTGAGAAGTTTGGTAAATTATCTACAGTTCTTGTTTGAGAATCAAGAGTTGATGTGCCTGGATCTGATTCAAGTGAATATTGGAATCCTCTATCACTTGTAATACCTATGACTGAGAATCTTCCATTAAATCCAGAGCTACCGATACCAGTTGCGTTATTGTCAGATGTAACTTTATTAATATTAACTACAGAACCAACAGTTAAGTTATGTGGTTCTTCTGACATCAATGTTGCAACGTTGTTTGATGACTCCCAATTCGCCTCATTAATAAAGTGGAAATTTCTTTGATCGTCAATGTTAGTTAATGATGTGGTTGTAATTTCTGCATCAGTTGAAGCAGTTGTGTCACTTGTCTCTTGTAAAACATAACCCTCAATTGGTGGTCTTGCAGTTGTGATACCAGCTGGGATTACATATCTAAACTTATAAATTGAATCTTCGATACTTCTTGAGTTTTCTTTTCTAACAAAGAATGACTTCGGTGTATTTGCACCAAGAGCAGTTGTTCCAACTCCAACAAATGTGGGATAGATTTCATTATCTGCTCCTTCGATTGAAACATTCACAAACCAATGTTTGTTGATATTATCAAATTGAATTGGATGTCCGATATCACCAGATTTCTTATCGGATACACGACTTACAACTGTAAGTTCACCACCAGTGTTGTTAATTGTAAGTGCTGTTCCATCTAACGCATCGTTTAATGTTCTTGCAATCTTAAGATCGTATGCATTACTACCTTTAATAGTAAAGTAAACTTGATCCTCCTCTAATCCATCAGGTAAGAAACCGTTGTTTGCAATTACACGAATTGATTCACCAGTGATCAACTCATGATCAGTCTTTAGTGATATGATGTTTGAACTAATACTACTTACACCAACAGCATTACCAACAACATATCTCTTTTCACCTGTATTAGATGTAATACCAGTCTGAGTTGGCATCACCACTTTAGAAATGAAATTACCTTCATTTCCATTTACATTTAATTGTAATCTTATTTTATCATCTAAAGCAGCACCAAATCTAAATCCATCTACAATGTGTGGGGGTGGTGCGTCTTGGTTTGTAAATCCTTCAAAGTATAGTCTTGTTGATGCACCCACACCGATTGTCTTATCAACATCTAGTGATAGATAATCAACATTTGCATTTCCATCTGTAATTTCTTTTGGTGGAATCAAATGTGTAATGTAAGCAGCACTGTCTGGAGTAAATGCAGTTTTCTTGAATCCCTCAGACATCAAGGCGTTTTCACCAAAGTTTGCATTACAGTTTGCAAGTGATAGTTCACCACCTGTATCTGCTACATATTGACTCTTATGACCAATCGCAAAGACAGACACAGCTTGAACAATTGAATCATTTGATGCACGAACGTGAGTTGATTCATACTCTGGACGGTAAACCGCAGATGGATCTAAATGTAAATTATCTACACTTGTGTAATCCTCATACTGTCCAGATGTTGAGTTATAACGAACAAATGCCTTATCATCTTTCTGAAGTGCGTTACCTGTAAACTGTGCAAGTAATCCACTCTTGAATCCTGTAACCTTTGATCCATCCAAGTGAATACCATTCATACCAAAGACGGATCTCTTCGATAAGTTAAACAAGTATGGTGAAGCAGAGTTGATTGTATCAACTTCAATGTTCACGTTTGCACTTGTTAGTGTTGGTAATGGATTGTTTGGTGCAGCACCAACCACATACTTGAACTGTGTATTTGAAACAACCTCAGATACAACGAAGATTCCGTTATATCCTGATGTACTAATACCAGAAATACGAACTGGAGTGTCAATTGAAAGATCTGTAAGAGATGCATCTAGATCAACAGTCACTGTTGTAGATGCAGTTGCACCATCACCAGCCTTGATTGATGAGATACCAACCTGTTGTCCTTTTGAACCTACAATACGATATTCTTCAACTCTTGTTTGGAAATCAAGATCACCTGATGGGAAGTCTGGTTCGATTGGTCTTCCTGTACCAGCATCATACACATCACCAACTTTCTGATAATACATATCAAGATCAGTTGATGTTGAAGTTACATCAATAAAACTATCTTTAATACGAACTGGGTTTGCACCATCAGCATATTCAAAACAAGTTAGTTTATGATGAGAGAAACTTGGTGTGAATAAGTTTGAAGTGTAGTCCTTATATACGTTACCTGATGGATCTCCATCAAATATAGTGAACTGTGAAATATAACAAGCACCTGTTAATCTGAATATTGCAGATGGATCTATATTATTATTTTCTGGATCTGGAACATATTTTGGTCTTATTTTCGTCTTACGAAGATCTTTACCTACAATAGATGTACCTCTTGGAATGATTACACCACCACGAACACTATTTAATTTGAATAGTTCGTTATCAGGTGACGTTAAATCAAAGTTACTACCAAGTCCAAATGGACTTAATATCTGGTTTGTTTGTCCAAATCTTGATGTGTATCTTGCCTCTGAACTCACATTAACAGGTATGAATCCTGGCCTGTTATCAACTGTGTGCGTACCAGCAGCAAGAATTATAGTTGTTAAATCAAATTTATCGTTTCTTTGTCCTACAACATAAGAGAACCTAGCAGCTTCGATTAGAGCCCTCTGTATGGTTTTAAATGGTCGGGTTTGGGAGTTTCCTTGGTTTTCAATACTATCAGTCGCATCTAATTCATTGGGATCAACGTAGATGACGTTACCTTGTATATTCTTTAGAAAATTCTCCAGTCTTGAAAGGGGCATCCTACTCTTCTCTAATTACAGATTCTGTCTAAGTTTATTTATTCAACGGAATAATACCAAAAGGAGAAAGCATATCTCTCTGAGTTCTCCACTTTATCCACATAATGAAGATTTTTTGTATTTTCAAAGATAATTATTTTCCCTGGCTCTGGTTTTACTACTCTATCCTCAAAAATTAAGTTACCACCCTCAAAATCATTATTTAGAAACAACATCGCTGCAAGTTTATTTGGTGCATGAATATTGTTATTATCAAAGTGAGGTTTCATGAATGTTCCAATTGGCCATCTGACAATACCAACATAACCCAATTGACAATCAACTAAACTTTTACACTTTTCAGTAACCTTTGTGACAACTTCATCATCATCTTCAGGCATTACAGAATCAACATTATTACCATAATATGTAGCGCCATGATCAGTCCATTCAACATCTGTAGAATAAACATCGTTACGACTTACATTTTCACTTTTATTTAATTTAGCATAATCTATGAGTCTTTGACACTCACTTAAAGAAATAAAATTTTCTTCTATGTAAGGAAAACTCATCTTGTAAATGTATTTGGTGGGCCAGAGAATCGAGGATCTTTTGTATTTCTCTTATCAGTGTCAACCTTATTTGGATTAAAATTTGGATCTGGATAATCTTCCCAACTATTACCCTCATATTCAACTATCAAAGGATTAACATCTATTCTTTCCCCATACACATGGTAAAAACAATCAATAGTTGATAAACCAGTAACCAAATCAGTATTAGTTGAATCCTCTGCAATGACAATAAATTCATTATCAAACTCTTGAATCACAAGATTTTGATTTGATCCAATTGGTTGTAATTGAACGGTGATACTATCAGAGTGAACCAAATCTTTCCAATAGTATGGTAATTCAATTACATTTGATTCCTTTAATCTACCACGATAGTAAACCCCTGCCTCTGGGCCCTCAATACAAGCATAACGAAGTCGATGACCATCACCCTTTGTTGGGTGTTTTAAATCAAATGGTTTTGGAATCGAGTCAGCAACTCCGAATCTAGCAGCGAGTCTGCCTTTATTTCCACAATCTACACTACCTGTAACATGCATATCACCTATGACATGAACGGTATCAACAGATGACCCACCAGATATGAGTAAAGCATTTGGAGTCTTACCATCACCAACGACAGTTAGATTACCATCTGATTTAATTGCTAAAGTTGATTGATATGCTGGTTGAGTGTCAAGTGGATTTTGAACAGCACCGTTTGATGCAACGTTCAAAGCACCCTCATATCCTGGCGCAGCTGATGGTTTTCCAATATAAACAGGGCCATTTAAGACCGCAGTTCCAGTTGGAGAAGTGTCAGGTGGAACATAGGAGACATCATTTGTTCCCACGACCAATTTATCAAGTTGTTGTCTAGATATGTTCATTAAATTGTTGGTGGATTAATTGTTGTTGCTGATTTTAGAACTTGAGACATGGTTCCAAAAGACTCATCAGCAAAAGATGCCGATAATGTAAACCCAGATTTAAGTTCCAAGAAACCCTTACTTATTATATTACATGTGTTATCGGATTTTATTAATATCTTTTCACCTTGAAGTCGAATATCTGGTGAATCAATGGTTGCAACCCTAGTGGCTTTTATATTGAATTGACCACCTTGATCACCACCGATTGCTTCAAAATTTATATTTCTTCCTCTAAGTGTGATGTCTCCATTCTCACAATCAATAACTACATCACCTTTTTTACACTTTATAATTTTCGCTGGTAGTTGACTAAGATCATTGTTAGTTCTAACTTTTAAACCTTCACCAAGAACTTCAGTTGATGATCCTGGCGTATATAAAACTGCCTTACCAGTTCCAGGCCCACCACCAGAACCTCCTTGGCCAGTTCCAGAGTGAAACGCAAAAGACTGAGCCTCCTGTGTTTGTAGTTCATACAGAGTGTCTCCATGTATGCTACTCTGTCCACTCTGAACAACATATCTCAGGTGTTTATCACATTCTAAATTTTGACCGTCATTTGGAGCTTTGCTATTTGTCATCTTACTTCTCGATACAACTAATTACAGTCACAACAGGTAGATTTCTATTGAAAGGACTATTTGTGTCAGCAAGTTTGAATGCGTCATCAACCTTAGTGAATTTGAGTACTGGTAATAATTTTGCACCAGCTCCAGTGTCACTATTTATCGTGATCTCTGGAAGTCCAGTAAATCCAAATCCACCGTTCACAACATTTACACCCACGATCAATCCATCTCTAATATTTAATTCAACCTGTGCCTGACCAGGCTTCTGTATTATATCACCTGTTGCATCGCCTGGCAAAATATTACCAGCGGCATCAACAGGTGTTTCACTCACTGAACCAGCATCACCAACATCACCAGCACCAGCATCACCAACAGATCCTCCACTCACTGATGCTGTATCATCATCACCATATCCAAAACCTGTATTTTCAACAATAACATCATCTAAAGATGTCACATATGATTGTTCTCCATCATAGTTTGCATTTGGATCTGGGATTAACTCTTTAATGTTTCCATCAATATCAGTTTCAGTTGTATTTGAAAGATATTCTTGGCCAGGGTTGGTAATCACAACACCAATCACACCAAGTTCGTTTCCATTTGGATCAGGAACATAAACTGGTAGATTAGTATTATTTACTTCTAGTCCAACATCCTTTATTTTAATAGAGTTTTCATCATTATCAATTACAGCATCTCCAACTTTTTTTCCATCAGGAATAATTTTAGTAATTTGACCTAGACCAGTTTCATCATCAATACCAGTTTCATCAGTTATATTAGTTAACTGAGTTGATGATATCAAATCTCTCTGTCTATCAGATTCAGTATATATTAAAGGTGAAACAGACCCCATGATAGGATAACCTCCAGCACCGTAACCTTTATCACAACCATCAAAGAAAGAAAGTAAAGGTGGTTCTTTAAATCCAAATCCTGTACCATTTATTGCGACTCCTATGATATTTCCAAGAGCATTTACAATCGCACTTCCAGTTGCACCTTGACCAGTGCCACCTATAAAGTCCACTCTTGGAGGCCCACACTTAAGAACATCAGTTTGACAATCTGGTTTAGATGGTGTAGCTGGAATCGCATCATTAAGGTTATCTACAAGAGGATTAACTAAAGATGATAATCCAACTTTATCAATTATACTATCAAAACTATCCCCTATTGATTTTGAAACACCATTTTTTGAAGAATATGTAGTATTTTCTGGACAATTTAAAGAATCACAATCAAGAACATTTGTGATAATGTTTGCAAACTTAATCGCTTTTGAAAATGTTTTACTGGGAAGTGCAATACCACCACCTTGAATATTGTTTAATTGTGAAAATATGTCCCCCAACTGAGAATCTAGAATATTATTGATCTGACCAAACATATCAGCCAAAAAGTTTTCAACACCACAAATAGGTACATCTAAGACTTGACCTATCATGTTTTCTAAACTTTTTGAAAGATAATCTTCAAGAGCTCCCTGTATCTTTTCAATATTACAAAAAATAACATCAGTAAGTGATTTAGTAGCTTGTCCTACAGGTGCTTGTAAAGTCTTCGGCGTTTGATCTTTCAAAGTTGCGTTTAATTTATCAAGAGTATCTTGAATCAACCATGATCTAGCACGACGAACTAATTTTGTTGTCGAATTTTGAATTCTTGATGTTGTTAGTTTTATTTCATCTTGAATATTAATAACACCACCATAAATCGGATCAACATATGAACTCTGTTCATTCAATTGTTGAAGGGTTTCCATCTTGCGAGTGAAATCCTTTACTGCATTACTTATTTTTGATATCTCATTATCTTCACATGCAGTGAAATTGTCAATAGTAATATTTGTAGCAGCCTCTTTCTGTTTTGCTGCAATAGTTTTTAAAGCCTCGCCAGGTGAAAATCCACCAGGCCAAGGTGACTCTGAATAGAATCTATGTTTACCAGCCCTCTGTCTAACTTTTGGTGGTGTGTATGGAACGAAACAAGTCTGTTTTTTACCATCAAAATCTTTACTTGATAATTGATCTCCAATGAAAGATTGTTTGAATAGAGTTCCAAAAATTACAGGTTGTTGTGCATCATCACCATCAAAGAAAAATCCAACTACAACCTCTCCACCTTGATATTGTGTCGTGGCGCCAC